CTATGGCCCTTATATAAATCCAAGATACGCATTAAGCGTTGTTGTTGAACACGGTGGATCCGGTAGTTCAGCTGCCGCACCTCTTGCAAAAAAATTATTTAAATTAATTATTGATAGACATGAACTGAGAGTAAAAAATAGATTAGAAAAATTTATAAAAACATAAAATGTTTCAACAAACTTCATATTCAGAACAATTAACTTTTTTCCAAAAATTTAGATCTTTAGATTTTTGGTTGATACTCTGTACTTTGGCACTTGGATGTATCGGAACTATTGCAATGTATTCTTCTGAAAGTGGAGAATTGTTGTATTATACAAATAGTCATATTATTCGATTTGTAGTTTTTTTTTCAATGATGATATTTCTTTCATTTGTAAGAATTAAATTTTGGCATTCAATGGGATATTTTTTTTATTTTATAATTATTTTATTATTTTTAACTTTAAGATCCATTATTGTTTAATTTTCTTTATTAATTCTGTTGTTGAATGTCCTTCTACTTTTGGAAATATAATAACATTAGCTAGTTCATGTCCTACAGTTGTTTCAACAGTATAGTCACCACCTTTTACAATAACATCAGGATTAACTTTCTTGATAGCATTTAATGGTGTATCGTCATCAAAGATTACAACGGCATCTACCCATGGTAATATTTGTAATTGTTCAAGTCGTTTATCTTGATCATTAATTGGTCTATCATCACCTTTTAATTTTTTAACACTAGTATCACTATTAATTCCAACAATTAATTTTTTACCTTGCTTTTTTGCAAACTTTAAAAGTTCCATATGACCCGTATGCAATATATCAAATACTCCATTAGTCCATACTATACCACGATTTAAATCTGCAGGTGTAACTGGAACTACACCACGCTTTTCTACGCTACGAGTGGCGGCATAACAAGCAAGTTCACAAGCATGAGGTATATCTATACCCTTATTAAATGCATGAACAATAACTGCTAAAACAATATCTCCAGCACCTGTAACATCTGCTACTTCTTTTGTATCTTCTTTAAAATAATTATATTCACCATCTGTATTTAAAACATGAATTCCATTAGCACCATCAGTTACGACTAACCAAGTCCAATAATGATCTCGCATATATTCTAATGCATTAGTTTTATTATATTTGCCATTCCATTTTTCATATTCTTTCATATTAGGTTTAACTAAAAATGCAGAATCATAAAATCGTGCGTCTTGTTTTGGATCAACAAATATTTTGGTATTAAAAACATCTGCTTTAACTATTAACTCATAAACAGTATCTTCAGTAACGCTTCCTTTATTGTAATCACTAATTATAACAATATCATTATCTTTGTAATTCGTTTTTAGTCGTTGCCACGCTTCATCTCCATGATGTGTTGTTTCTTTATCCCAACGTAAAAGATGTTGTCCTGTATTTCCTACTAATCTTGTTTTGGTTGTTGTAGTTTCAGAATCATTAGTTAAATTAACATCTATATTTGTATATGCTAATAGCTTAAGAATACGAAGACCTTCTTTATCCTTACCTATTGATCCATATAATTCTACATCATCATCAAGATGCTTTAAGTTAACTGCTAAATTGGCGGCTCCGCCTAAATTAAATTTTTGATGCTTTTCATTTAAAACTAAAACATCTGCTTCCGGCGATACTCTTTCAGCAGTCCCAATAATCCATCGATCAAGCATAATATCGCCATATACTTTAATCATTTTTTTCCATCAACGATACTAATTTAAATACTGTTTCTAATTTTGTTAAATTTGCTTTATTTTGTAATGTATTACGTAGCCCTTGATGTAATGGTTTGGGCCAATTATTAAAACTTACCCAAGCATATCCATTATGCTCTTCATTTAATTTTGGAATAAATTCATTTTTTACAACACAAAGATAGGTATGGAAATTAAATTTATCATCTCTACTAACAAATGTTTCTAAAGGAATAGACTTTACGAGTTCAGGAAGAGACCCGAGTTCTTCTTTTATTTCTCTTTGTAATGCTTGAAATGGAATTTCTTCACTTTCATTAGTACCACCAACAAGACCCCAAACGTTATTTTGTTTACTTTGGACTCTATGTAAAAATAAAAATCTTTGTGTATCTAATGTGTAAAAGAGAGCACCACTACATATTATATTAGCCATACTAATAATTATGCTAAAGTGCTAGTCGCCAAGTGCCTTCCCGGTATTCACCTTCGAAGCTTAATGTCCATGCTGTACCGTCCCATTTATATTGGATACCGGTATTAAGGTTGGTTGTATATTTGATATCTACAGTTGAATCAGATCCATCATTATCACTAGCATTGAATACAATAGTCCACACATTACCATCCCATTCGATTATATCATTTTCTGATGCAATGAAATCATCACCAGCTGTACTTTTCCAAGCATCTGCACCATCTTGGTTTACCTCAGCACCAATATCACCTAATAATAAGATTCTAATACCACTTACTTTAACATCTGTAGGATTGGTTCTTGTTGGATCAATTATATAATCAATAGTTCCTTTAGTAATTGCTGGTCCGTCAAATACTGAATTAGTTGGAATAGTATCTGTATCCCAGTTTACAATAAGTTGTGTTTCGTCTAATTCATTAAGTGCAAATGTTCCTATAACACTTCCTAAATCTAACCTGCTTAAATAAATTTTACTTAATCCTGCTATGTACTCTCCAGGTAATACATCTAAAACTATACGCCAATTTAATTCACCAGCAATACCTTTGTCACCTAATACAACAATATTATTAGTTACTATTATATCATAATCTTTAAATGTAGTAATTGCTAATGAAGTTGTATCAGTTCTACTAGCTGTTCCATGTTTCTCAGTATCAACTGTTGTGTCATCATCACCTTTAACATCTTGTCCTGGTGAGTCATCGTGTTTTACAAGTTCAGGTGTTGCTGAACCTAAATTAATTGTACCTTGGCTTTCATCAAAAATACTCATTACAATAGCTGTTATAACACCTAACTTTTTAACCTTAGCAGGAGGTGATAACCAAATAGGAGTACTAAACCCTAGTTGTCCAACATCAATCATACTTTCTGTACCTATAGGAATACTTCTAGTTGAGAACTGAATGTTTTCTAAATCTACTACACTTAAACTAGTCCAGTCAATATAATTATCAGTTGTTTGAATTTCTAAACTTGGGTTAAACAAAGTTAATATTTGTTCTATTATTTGTAATTTTTGTTCTGTATTAGTTGACCAAATATCACAATTTATACCTAACTTAAATGGTGTTGGTGCTAATCGTTCTACGGTGTAATTTTGTCCTTGCGTATTTAAATATTCATTATTTTCACTATCATATGTACGTTCACGTAAATGAATTTTACCTATATACGATGCATCTATAGTTCTTTGTCTATCCATTTCTAAAGTAGTTACATAAACACTTATTCTAGGAGCACTAGGTATTTTATTTTCACTATTATCACGTATGATATGACCAACCTGACGGGTGATGTCGCCATACATTACAGGTATTTGTGTTAAGTTACCCTTGCCATCTTTATAAGAAAAGTTACTAAACAACCTTATAAGCTGAGTAATGTAACGTCTTATTTGACCATCGTAAAAATGTTGCATTAATTATCTGCCTTCGGTTTAATTGCTTTAGACAATGGTTGACGTTCTTGAACAACCTGACCGCCTATCTCTGCTTCTCCAGTATTATTAATAAATCCAGTTTTTAGTGTAGCTCTTGTGTCTGTATTAGTTAATGTCATACGTACTGAGTCTTCCATCTTAATCCATCTGCCTCCATCATATCTAAATAATCTATTAGGTAAGAAATCTGTTCTTAAGAAATAATCACCTTTAATTTGTTGTGTTGGAAATCCTATACCATGACCAAACGCTTCTCCGTTTGGTGCTATTCCATCACCTAATAAGTAACCATCATAACCATTTCGTTCAGGTGTTTGGTTAACTCTGTCTGCTAACAATCCAGCCTGTGAAGCATCTAATGTATCAATGTCTGTTGTAACAAGTTCTGGTTTACCATCTTTATCAACTTGTAATGTATATAAATGTTGTGTTTCATATCCTGACTTAGGTGCATCAGCTTCTGCTTGGGAAACTACCGCCTCATTAATTTGCATTTCTTGTTCATAAGTAGACAATACATCACGTAATGTATTAGCTGATCCTTCTTCTGCTGGTAGGTCAAGTATTTCTTTAAACTCTTGACTATCTACAATTTGTTTCATTTTTACACGATACAAATGTGGATACCAAGTTTGGCTAAATCCTTCTGCCGCTCTATTAACATCTTCAACAACATAAAAACGTTTTAGTGCAAGACTAAAGTCGTTAAGTGCATGGGGATCTTTTAAGTGAGGTAATTCTATTACATCACCTGACATAATTTTTCTACCTAATGTTTTAACACTATCATTAATATGCACAGTCATAAACAATGTATCATTTTGTAAAAATAAACCAAATTGACTCATATCAAAGTCAATGTCTTGTACATTGTAAATACCTCTAGTATGATAAATGTCAGGATCATACTTTCTATCCCTATTTTCAAGGAATAGCATATCTTGTATATTTGTTTCTTTTACCGCATCATAGCGAGGTTGGTCAGCTGTAGCATCTGCTTCTTCAGGATTTTGTGGTCCTAAATACTTGTGAATAAAAACGTCAGTTCCACCGACTTGAAACATCTCCCCAATGTGCTTATCTAGGAAGACATAATCGTCACCGCGTTCGGGCTTATATAGTGTTAGTCTAGGCATCGTAACAGTATTTATTCGATGTCGGTATACGATAAATACATATGGAGAGCATACAATATGAGCGATTTAGCTACACAAAAACAAGAAGTATTTGACTATGTAAACCTATCATTAGGTGGGGGTATGGTTGATGTTGAGCTAGACCCAGCTCATTATGAAGAAGCCCTTAAAAAGGCCTTTGCTAAATTTAGACAACGATCTGATAATTCTGTTGAAGAATCGTATTTGTTTTTACCAACAGTAGTTGATCAAAATACTTATATTTTACCAGAAGAAGTGG